CCAACCCCCCCCCCCTCAAATAAAGTATCATGGTCACAACTATAAGCAATAACGATTTTTCTTGTGATAAAGGGTGCAAGCTTGGCGCTACCCTAAACCATAATCAAAGAACTTTAAATGACTTGAATAATTTTCAAAACTATATTTCTCATCACCGTGAGAAATTATCAACTAATCCCCGAAAACAGGCAATACACAAAACTAAACAAAAAAATATTACCAGAATTTCGAAAGCAACCTCAACAGCTTTCAAAAGATTATTTGGAAAAAAGAAAAAAATAAAATTGCATGCGATTCTTATGAGGATTTCGTAGATGATTTTATATATGAAAATGCTAGATATACTTCTCTCATTTACAAATTACCAAATTGCTTTTGCAATGGTCGTTATATGTATAAAGAAGAAGCATATCAAGATCCTAGCATCAGAATAATACAACCAAAAGATCTTCCTGCAGAAATTCAAAACCAATATAGATTTGGATATTCTTATTATCATCTTACTCAACTGGGTGTAGGATATTCATCAAATAATGCTGGTGATGGACCTTGGACCCAATCAGTTGTTTCCGATGAAGCCATGGACTTTGCAGAATCTGCTCTGTGTTTAGCATTTGGATTAATTAAAGCGAATAATAAAAGTGATTATATATTAGCATTAATTAATTTTGCAAAAACACGAAAGCAAGGATCATTACTTAAAAATAATGTATCCATAGATAGATGTATGTCATACATTTCGCACCTCTTTAATAAAACTGAAGTCGAACTACAATCTGATAATGTTTTTTCTGATTTACGAGGCAAACTCAAGGATTTTGATATTATTCGAAAATCTGATTTATTTAAGAAATTTTATAAATTATTTATGTATGTTATTTCATTTTCTCTTTTTGGAGATGAGAATTTAACATATGATCGATTTGGATATACAGTCCTTGAACAAGAGTTAATCAAAAAACAACATTCCAGTAAAACTGATTTCATCTATACTATTCTTGATACAGTCACATTCATTTGTGAGAAAGGTTATCAAATTTATAAGACAGGTGAAGTATCAAATATTTTTCACGAATCGAAGCGCTACGGTGAATGGTATGACAAATCTCAAGCTTTACAAAGAGCTTCCAATTTCGTTGATACTGATCCAGACTTTCAATTATCCCAATTTCTAGCCGATCTAGATGAAACGATTGAACAAGGAAACAGTATCATGCGATTTGGCGTTACAATGGGAAAATATGAAAAGGATACTATTGGAACATATCTTAATAATCTCAAGATGATCAAAGCCAATTTCTTAACTAAATCAAAAGCTCGCGAAATGCGCGATCCCCCTTTTGCTTTGTTAATTCATGGTGAAACTGGTATTGGTAAATCTTTATTGAAGGATGTTTTTAGAATTTGTTACGCTAATGTACGAAATTTAAATAAACATACTGATTATTGTTATACGAGAAACCCCGCTTCTAAATTTTGGGATGGATTTAACACAGCCCAATGGGCTTGTGTTCTTGATGATATTGCATTCATGAATGTGAATGCTGCACCAACTGGTGATCTTTCTTGTTTGGAATTCATACAAATTCTTAATCCCACTCCCTTTTGTCCTGATCAAGCTTCTTTAGAACTCAAAGGTACAACTCCTTTCTTATGTGAATTAGTTATTGGAACAACTAACACGAAACATTTAAATTCATTTTATTATTTTTCGTGTCCAAGTGCCGTTCAAAGACGCTTTCCAATAATAATTACACCTACTGTGAGACCTGAATATTGTCAACCGGGAAATCAAATGCTAGATTATTCCAAAGTGCCAGAATTAGTGGATGATTATCCTGATTATTGGACTTTCAAAATAGAAACTATCGTTCCAGCCCCTTTGAAGGATGCTGGAAAACAAACTTTGGGAGTTTTTAAGACGATACATGAGAATATTGATGTTTATGAAACAATGGATTTTATTGTAGGAGCCATCAAAGAACATCGTAAAAAATGTGTTATTGTTAAAAATTCAGTTAATACAATGTGTGAAATTGAATTTTGTAAAGTGTGTTACAGATCCCAAAAGAAATGCAAATGTTTGCAATCTTTAATTGTACCACAAAATTTCGTTTTATATTTCCTCCAATTCGCAATTAATACTATTATTAATTTCTTTTGTATGAACGTTGGTTTTTATTTAGTATATTGGATTATTGATCTGCTACATTGGTGGCCAGTTATACAGCATAATATACGAGTGAGAGTTGTGATAGATTTGTTCCATACATCTTACGTTCAGTAGGACGTAGAGCCTATAATTCTTTATCACCTCCCAAGATCTTATGTATGTTGGCTGTAGGATTAGCCATCACTTATAAGACTTGGCAATACTCCACTATTTTCAGTAATCTACAATCCGAAGATGAAGAAACTGAAACTACAGATGCTAGAGCCCCAGTCTCTACTAAGATTGATAAAAGGGAACCTATTTGGTATAAAGATACCTATGAATTGACCACATTTGATGTTTCACGATCCACATTGTCATCTAAAGGATTAAATTTGGATCAGGTTATAAAATTGTTTTCAACCAATTGTGTTTCAATAGATATTGATATTGATAAACATACTACAAGACCTACTAAAGCATTTGCCATTGGAGGACAAGTTTATTTATTCAATAATCACGCATTACCCATGGATGAAAAATTTTCTATGCAAGTAATTCAACAATGTGGTAAAAATGGAGTGAATGCTAATGTTCAAGTATATGTTTCTCAAAATGATATTTGTAGATTACCAAACAGTGATGTTTGTGCTGTGATTATCAGAAATCTACCACCAAAGAAGGATTTATCTAAATGGTTTGCTAGCGAAACATTCCAAGCAAACACTCATTGTGTAATGTTGCAGCGTAGTGAAATGGGTGGAATATTCTATTCGAATGTTGAGAATGTTAAATTAGTGAAGCAAGCTAAAATTTCATCTTTAAGATATCGATTAGATGTATGGGATGGACATGTGGATAAACCGACAGCAAATGGAGACTGCGGTTCAATCCTAATATCCAAATCTGAATTGGGATATGCGATTATCGGAATTCACATGGCTGGATCCAATACTTCTGCTATATCAGCAGTTGTTTCATCGCAACAAATCGATACTTTCAAGGAATTTGGAAAAGCATATTTTGTTGATATTTCTCCACCAATATTGCAATCTGGAAAGGTAATTGAGAAAGTATCTAAATTACATGCCAAATCATGTGTTAGATACATCCCTACAGGTAGTGCTCATGTTTATGGGTCATTTGTTAGTTCATTTCGAGCTAAACACAAATCCCGTGTTCAAGAAACATTAATGATTGATCAAATGTTGGCCAACGGATATTCAATCAAATATACTACTCCGGTTTTTGATTGGCGCCCTTGGAATCTAGCAGCTACTGATACTTTAAATATATCAACCAGTGTCGATACACGCATTCTCGACAATTGTGCTAATAACTTCTTAAGTGATATTTTAAAATCTATGACAAAAGAAGATTATTCTTTATTGCACAAATATGATGAATTTACTGCTGTCAATGGTGCAGCTTGTGTTAATTATGTATCAAAGATTGCAAGAAATACTTCTGCAGGATTTCCTTGGAGAAAATCAAAGAAACATTTTGTAGTGGCAATTGCACCAATTCATGATTTAAATGATCCAGTGGAAATAACTTCTGAAATCAGAGATATGATGAATTTATATCAAGAATGTTATGATAATAATTCAACAGCCTCACCAGTGTTTTGCTCACATTTAAAAGATGAACCAGTATCTTTTAAAAAACGAGACATGGGTAAAACTAGAGTGTTTTCCGGAGCGAATTTCCCGTGGGTCATTGTTGTTCGAAAGTATTACCTATCATTTATTCGTTTAATGCAAACGCGCAAATATCTATTTGAAGGTGCTCCAGGTATTATAGCACAATGTTCAGAATGGGAACATTTGCATGATTATCTAGTTGCTTTTGGTGATGACAAATTGATTGCAGGTGACTTTGCTAAATTTGATAAGAAAATGGCTGCAGTATTTATATTGAAAGCATTTGAAATCATTACTAAAGTGTGTATGGAAAGTGGCAATTTCACTGAGGAAGATGAAAGAGCCATGAGATGTATAGCTTATGATACAGCATTTGCCTATCAAGATTTTAATGGAGATTTAATTCAATTTTTTGGACAAAATCCTTCTGGTCATCCGCTCACTGTAATAATCAATTG